CCCGGGAAGACCTGATCGATCTTGCCCTGACGGATCGCCAATAGATCGTCATAACGTGAATCACGTGTGAAGTAGTGCGCACGTAACTTTCGGAGCTTGTCCGAAATTACATCAATCTCAAGCACTATAGGTAACCCCCGTTAGCCGCTAATTTTTCTTTTTCGCGTTGATAGTCTTCAATGTTGATAACCCTACGACGCGATATTTGATCGCGTGTTTGGAATGGGTTTTTAATAAAGGAGCCGCCATAGGCTCCTGACTGGTTGATGTAATCGCGCATCTGAGTTTCTGCAAACCAGAGCGCCATGCAACCATCCTGCTTATTTTTGGTACCAGCGGACCAAGTGATCAATTGCTCGATGAGCGACTTAACGCCTTCATTGTCGCTGCGTGGCAAGTCAATAAGGTTGTTACCCATGTGGCTGCCGAGCTTGTCAATTGTTCCAAATAGCGGAGCCATTGAGGCTACGCCAAATTCTGCATCCATCTTGTTAGCACCGGTATAGTGCTGAACTAAGCGAATACCGCGTGAAGCAAGGTAGCGGTTAATCTCTTCGTCCATTGTCAAGAACAACTGAAATGCGTTCTTCTCAATAACCCAAACTGATGGCTTGTACTTTTCAGTCCACTCAAAGATCAGCTCGCGAATACGCTGTGGCGTAGGAGCGGGCATACGGCTTGCCTCTAGGACATAACGCTTTTGAGTTGTAATATCGCCAGCATAGGCAATCGAGAACGTATCGCCCGACATGGCTGGGTCCATTGAGCAGATGGTGTAATTGCCACCCAAGGTCTTTGGATGACCGGGAGAGCCGGGGCTAAGAGGGCCAATGGCTCTCATGCCTGATACCGAACCGCGAACAGCCTCGGGTGCAAAGACAGCCTCGCTGTCCACATCCTGCTGTTGATAAACCATTGCCCATGTCTTTGGGTCAAGCACACCGCGGCGCTTACGAAGGTTGGGACCGTCCCAGCGTGGGTACAATCCGTCCTCGCCTATATTCGCGTCATCTCCAAGCCAAGGCTTGTCTGAGCGGGGCCAGAGGGTTTTCCAGTCCTTTGGATCATCGGCAAAGTCAAGAACCGCTGGCATAGCCAGATATGTCCAAGGGGACTTGCCATCTGGGTAGCGATCAGGGTTACGCATCTCGCGATATAGATCAATAGGATCTACGCGGGTGCCAACAACTAAAATCTTTCCCGTTGGACCGACACGGGTAAGCACTTCCTGCTGGATCCATCGGATCTGCTTCTCGTACTCATTTGAGTTGGACAAGGTCACGCAGTCATCAAGAACGATCAAGTCTGCGCGAGCACCGTAAATCTGCCCGCCGATACCCAAGGCTTGCAGGGTAGGGTCTTTTTCGCCCGAGTCGCGTTCAAGGTAGATCGCATCCTGCGTCCACTTGTCCGATGCTTCTTTGTAGCCATCCGCTGGGGCATAACGCCGCTGAAGTTCCGCGTAAGCGGGCTGAGTAAGCCGCTGCTTCACCGCGTAAAGAAAGTCCTTCGCCATGGTCAAGGTCTTAGACACGATCTTGATACGGATGTTCGGATCGATACAGATCCGATAGGTGATGTAGTCAATGCTGACCGTCATGGACTTGGCATGTTCCGGTGGCATGTTAACCAGCACGTAATTGCTAAAGCCCTCTTCGTACCGCATGCTTGGGTGAATCCAAGCAGGCTTACCCTCTTCTAGCATCGAGATAATGTTGCGTTGGTGATCAAAGGTCTTTGAGTTGAGGTATTTTGCTCGAAAGTCCTCAAAGCTGATTTTTGCATCTTCTTCGCTAATAACCCCGTCTCGGCGCTGGACCGCCCGAGCTAGGTCCACCGCCTCTTTAAATTGCGCATCTGATGCGCGATAATACTCATATGACTTGATTGACTTACCAGTGGCGCGGACTGCGTCCGCGATGGAATACCCCTTGGTAATCATTTCCAAGATTAGCTCTTTGGCCTGCGGAGCAGGTACCTTGCTTTCTGGGGCTACTTTGTATTTGTTAGCCGATGGCTTAGCCATACAATTCACCCGCCTTAAATTCTGCGCCGCCTATGGCGGTGCCTATGGTTCCCACTGGGAATAACCTATGGGTGGCGTGTCAACGCCAACCGCTGGTTTAAGCGAAGGGCTACGCCCGAAGCGCTGGCCTTCGGTGCAACCTTCGGCCATCGGTAAGGACGCTGGAAGCGTCCGTAAAATCGGGGTTTGCCACTGCACCTCACAAACCCCTCTATATAGTATAAGGTGGGAAATTTGCCTTTTGTCCCGGGTTGAAGTGTGTGATGTTAGTCACATTGCATAAAGTCAGTATTTTACGCCTACTTTAGAAAAAAGAATTTTTCTAGCTGCCCCCCTTTATTTAGAAAAAATTAGTGAGGGGATAGTTACATACCCTCGGCAGCGATTATTAAAAGTCCCCGGGTCGATGGCTCTTCCGCCACGCTTGGGGGAATAGATTCGCCGCTTGCTCGTCGACTTAGGATAGCGGCCTATCTTTCAGCTATTTATTCGCCGGCTATCGATCGATTCTTTAAAGATATAGGCAAGATATAAATGAAATGGGGGAAAGTCTGCCGGCTTTTAGGTGAATGGGTGGCGACTGTCTATCTGGCTGTATCTAGCCACCATCTAGCCATCATCTGACCTAGTCTGGCCTAATCTGGCCTAGATCCGGGGCACGATCCGGCGATCCGGACAGCTCTTGATCCGGGGAAAGATCGGCTAATGGCCGATTATAACAATTAGATAACAGCTCGAAAATATCGTGAAATTAGGCTTGACATGCCATGAATGAGCCATGCTTTAATTCTCTCAACGCGCCGCCGGCGCGCATCATAGACAGGAAACTATCGTGGAAAACATCGAAAACATCATCGAACATCTCGAGCGCGAGATTAAGCTAACACGCGATCAATTGAAATTAATGAGCTGCGGCAACTATGAAGGCCAAGCGGAATTACTAGCCAAGATCGAAGGTAAGATCCTAGGCCTTGAAATTGCGCTTACAGTGGCCAAGCTAGCTCTTGAGGATAATCTCGAGCAGGTGGCCTAATGAGAATCACTACACGCGGTTATATCGTGGCAGCTATCGCCGCCGGCTTGATCCTTGCCGGCTTGCTATTCATTGTCGATCATGTCAACTACATGGGCGGCGGTTCATGGTGTTTTCACGACTCAATAACATGTTATTTTGGATCTAACTAGATGCTTCTAATCTGGCCTAGCTCGCGCTAGGCTAGGTTATGAGCGGCTAACTAGAGCAGCTCTTTACATAGACAGGAATCTATGAACATGAACACAGCACTTCACAACAGCGCAACATCGGCCACCATCACCGGCCATTTTACCATGAACGCCACCTTGCTTGATGACCTACTATCCGGCGCGCTCATCGCTGCCGGTAAAGATAAGGCCTTGCCGCTTTTAACATGCGTCGAGCTATCAAGCCATGATGGCCAGATAGTGGCAGCGGCTACGGATCGTTACCGGTTATTTATTGGCAAGGTATCCCACGCCATCATCGAAAAAGATAACCCGGTGGAAAAGATCGATGACTTTAAAATCCTAATTTTGCGTGAGGATATTGCTAAGATCAAAAATCTCATCAAGCCGCTCACCGGTAAACGCGCGATTAATCCGCGCGTTACTTTCTGGCTTGAGGGAGATAAAGTCACGGTTAACACTATTGATGGCAACGTGAGCTTTCTTTCATGGGGCGGCACCTTCCCATCTTATGAACATCTCATCCCGACAGTATTCGAGCCGGCCGATGAAATAGGCGTTAACCCGGCTTTTCTTGCCGATCTTGCTAAGGTGCCGGGAATTGATAAGACTATCCCTCTCATCATCCGGACGAGCGGATCACGCAAGCCGCTATTATGCGAGACACGCGCCGGCGATATTCAATGGCAGCTCTTACTTATGCCAATGCGCGTCGCATAGTTGCCGGATAGTGAGGCTAGGGGTTATCTCCTAGCCTTGCTATCTGGCCACTAGGCCAGAATAACCGACTAGACAGGAAACTAGATTATGAATACAGCAACACTCTCCAAAGCCGCGCAAGCTCGCGCGGATCGCGATTATGCACGCGAGCAGCTACTCACTCACCACGTAAGCGAAAATACGCGCGTGTACACGATCTTGCGGCATGTATCCTCTAACGGCATGAGCCGGGATATTTCACTTATCGTGGCCGACAGTGACGGCCGCGTAAGTGATATTACGTATTACGCCGCTGCCGCCATGGGTGGCCGACTCATTGAGCGCAACGGCCATCGAGCTATTCGCGTGCATGGTGCCGGCATGGACATGGGGTTCCACCTTGTCTATAACCTTTCGAGCGTGCTATTTCATGGCCATGAGCGAGCCGGCTATGTACTCAAGCAGGAATGGATCTAACCCATGGAGAAGATCACTTTTTACGTAGAACGCCATCTAGTCGATGGCTTTACCTTGTCCGCTTATGTAGGGGACAACTATGCCGGCTCTCATCGCTTTATCGGCTACACGCTCGCGCAAGCTCGCAAGATAGCCCGGGAAACGATCCGGGAACGCGGCGGCTTAGGCCTTTACGCTAGGAGAGCAGCATGAGCACCATATATGAATTATGTGTACAGAAATACGAGCGCGGCGGGCAAGCCGCCGTTTTCGAATATGTGTTGAGCAATTTTCCGGAATTAGAGTGGAAAAATTGCGATCCTTGCGAAAGCAGCTCGCCTATTGATGATGGCCTATGCCTAGTGTGCGGAAGTAAGGTGGCAGCATAGCCCGATCTTGCTACAGCTACGATTTTACCGGCGGC